CCATGCATAGTTTGATATATAAGACCTGCCATTGAGTTATTATAAGCCCTCTTGGCAAAATCATGTTTATCAGCCCATACTTCTGGAAGTCCAGCTAATGCTATTTTCTCCCAAGCACTAGGAGAATAGTCTTGTTTAGAAGCATCTAATGATTCTTTATTGGGATTTACTTCTCTGTCTACATCATATGGAGAAGATTCTGGCCATTCTAGGTTGGGATAACGCTTACGGACAACGTGGTATATTTGTTCGTCATCCATTCCTGCATAATGAGCAGGATATTTTTCTTTCGCAGCTTTTACTAGTGATGAAACATCAATCATACTGTTATTTATTCCTTATTTATACCGATAGGGTTTGCCACCAGGATTAGCAACCGTATTTGAAATATATTCATAATCTTTTGGGTATTTAGCCCTAAATTCATCTACTGATAATCCTGATTTTTCAAATTTAGATATTATATTCCAAGTTTTATCTCTTCTCCATTTCCATCTTATTTCTGGGCCAATCTTTTTAGTAAGAAATTTTTCTACTCTTGTAGATATATCTTCTCCTTTTGAATGAATTTCACTTGCAATATCTTTCCAAGAAAATGTCCCAGACTTTCCTGGATTTTTAAAATTAGCTGTTTTTAAATATTCCATATCGACTGGAGTAATTCCCTCTGTCTTAACGCCTGGTATAACTGTTGTTTTTGGCAATTGACCCTTATATGCATTCTTCATTACTCTTGCACGATTTAGAAGAGATTGTCCACCAATATTTTTTAGTACTGACTCAGAAACATTACCACTTACATAACTAGCAAGTAAACTCTCAGCATCACTTTTTTCGTCTATGTCATATGTTTTAGCCTTCTCTTTCTCTTTTGGCTCTTCATATCTCTGCTTAGTTTCTTCAAGCTTTATCTTCTCCTCTTCAAGCTCTTTCTTCTCCTGCTCCTCTTGTTCCTGTTTAAGCTTTAGATTGAATGCTTCAATTTCCTCTTCGGACATCCCACCCTCTAACTTTTCAAACTCACTTCCATACCAATTCTTATAGTTTTGATTTGCAATATTTCTAAGTTCTGCGTATTCACCTTTTTTATTAGTAAGTTGTTGTACTATCTTATCCCAACTACCAGCGGTAAGATTGCCCCCCATTTTTAACTTACCTTCATCATCTAATCCCTCCATATTAAATATATCATTTGCCGATAACATTTTTTGTAATGCAGTATTTATTAAACCATCATATTTAACTACCATTCCCTTATTTGCCTTGTAATTATATTCAGCTTTTCTAAGTGCATCACCTTTAGCTTGCAAATAATGTTTTTCATTACCAATTAATATAGCTTCTGCTTCTTCTGGAGAAATCATTTTATCACCTGCTAAAGATTTTACTGCGAGTTCAAGACGATCACGATACAAGTTTAATTTTCTAAATGTCTCTTTATCATTAGTCTCAGCTTTATTATATCTAAAGTTAGTTCCAACTATTTCATCTCCTTGAATTTGAAAACCAGCAACCATATTATCATGAAGTCTATTTGCATTTGCAAGCTCAGACTGTAAGAAGTCAGCAACACTACCATGCTCTTTTTTATTCTTAGTTTTTAAATCCTTATTAAGTCTATCAATAGTATCTTGAATATTTACAAACTCATCTGCTTGATCTAAGAACTGATCGGTATTAATAAAATCAGAAGCATCTTGAATAGCCATAGAAAAATCACCAAGCATTTGTTTCTTTTGATTACCAAGCATTCTAAGAGTATCAGCTTGTACTATGTTATCATCATATCCACCAAACTTCTGAGCATCCAATGTAAATTTATTTAACTTATCTTCATAAATATTCATCCCTGCATCACTATCCGCAACCTTTAACAAATTTACTAATGAATCATAAGTATCATCAAGCTTATTACCTGTATACATTTTAGCTTTATTTATAGCAGCTGGTATTGTTGACAAGGCAGAAGCTACAGGTTTCACCCAGCTAGGAAGTTCAACTCCTTGTTTTGCCCTATCACGTCTTGCAATTTCCATTGCCAGTTCTGTCATTATGTCAGCCATTTATATTAATCTCCTAAATTCATGAATCCTAACCACTTATTCTGCCAATCCTCTTCAATGTCAGTAGTAAGCCCATACATTCCTTCTCTATAAGCAAGCCCACCTCTATCACTTGCAAGATCATATACATCACCAGCAGCACCATATGCCCTACCAGCTATATCATAGACATCTTCAGCTCTTCCACGTGTACTAACCGCAGACTCAAAACCTTGACCAAGTAATTTCTGTTGTCCCATTTTTGCACGCATCCCTATACCACTACTACCAGTTACAGTAGGAAGTCCTTCAGCAGTTCTTTGCAAAGCACCAAGAGATTCGCCAAATGTTTGTTGTGCTCCCTCCCAAGTAAGTCCAGCTCCTTCATAAGTTCTTCCCGCAGTTCCATATGCAATGCCAGCAGCTCTACCTGCATATCCACCTGTATCATCTTCAGTTCCATATATACCATCAGCTCCTGCTCCATATTCTTCTCCTCCCACACCATATTCCTCTTCAAGAAATCCAACTTTTGTTGGATCAGCCACTCCCTTTGATGGATCATATTGCTCTAATCTATATTTTTGATCTGAGATAAATTTATCAATACTTGTATATTCAGGTGGTATAACACCCCCAAATTCAACCATAGCTATATAATCAATTTTATCATCTGCTGACATACTGTTCCATATTCCACTTGTCATATTTTGACGATAATTACCACGTCCTCTATCGCCTCTACTTTTAGCCCAATCAAGACCACCACCACCTTCAGCTTGCGGTGCACCCTGTTCATATTCTTTTTGCTCCTTAGATTTTGGTTTACCCTTTCCTGTCCAATACCAATCATGATGCATTGGATGTCCTATAAAATCCAATGCTCCCCCCTTGTGATACTCAGAAAGTCCAGTCCAAGGATTTGTAGTGCCTGAGCCTCCAAGCATCTTTAGTAGATTTGATTCTTCTTTAGTAATATGGGCTAACTCAGTATCTCCATTTCTACCCTTGCTTGCTAATATATTATATATATCTTTTGCCATTTATGTTCTCCCTAACTTTTCAGTCAATGATTGTGTATCACTACCACCAATAGTTTTTCCCTGTCTTTCAAAGTAGTCATATATTGTAGGGGTATTACTATCACCATAAACACTTCCACCCCCTTTATACTTAGGAACTTGACCACCATATTTATATGTCTGCTTATCTCCAAATAAACTTGGAAAATATTGTGCAAGTGTTGGCAACAACTCGCCACCCTTTATACCTATTGAAAATTTCCCATCTTTAAAAATTGGAGCAATTTGTGGAGTTAATGCACCAGTATAAGAACTAAGTAAATCTTGAAGAAATTTTGGCTCTGTCTCTTCTTGAACATCTTTTAATCCTTTCCTATATTCATATTCACCTTTTCTTGTATAAAAATCTCCAACTATTTCTTCAGGTTCACCACCAGCACCTCCTTTTCTTGCAAAATGCTCAGCACCCTTTTTTGTTCCATATGCACCCAATGCCATTATAAGTGGAGTTAAAAGCCCACCTGAGCCAACGCCAAGCAAAGTTGCAAGTGCCTTACCACCTAGGCTACCAAGCAAAGGAAGTCCTAAAGATGCGAGTCCTTGATATTTACTCTCTTCTTCCTGTTCCCTTTCTATATCGCCAGAGAGCTTACGTATTGAAACATCTCTTTTTCCTCCGAACCTAAGCCCAGTAACGTCTGCTCCGCTACCTGTATAACCACCCTCTTGAAATTTAGGAATATATTTTCCTTTATTTGCCATAATATTACTTCCTTATTATTTTAAATTATTAATTTCTGTTTGCATTGTGTCTAATTTTGCTGATAATTCTTGTACTGCTTTTACTATATATGCCATTATAGTCGAGCCAGACATACCTAAGCCTAAGCTTTTAGTTCCTTTAGGTATAAGAATATTGCCATCTTCATCTAAAAAGTCATCTTCACCTCGTCCTTCTATAATTAACTCTGGAATAATACTTTGTACTTCTTGTGCTATAAAGCCAATCTTACCATTTCCTTTATGGGTTATTTTTGTTACCTCATCAATCACCTCTGCTCTTTTTTTCCAATCAAAAGTTCTCGGTCTTAAAGCATTAATTTTCTCTAGTCCAGACATACTTAAATCTTGAATATTCTCTTTTAGTCTTTCATCTGAAGAATTAACACTTCCACTTGTAGCCCATATATCTTCCCATTCCAATGCATCGCTTCCTAACTCAGTACGATTATCACCATCAGGAAGAACATATGTAGTAGAAGTATTGCCAAGTAGAATAGTATTAGAACCCTTTCCTATAGTAGCCAAGGATACATGGTCTGCCCCAGCTAATACAACTTCATTAGTAACAGCAGTTCCACTTGCTTTGGTTCTAGCTCCTATATACGTATTGCCAGACCCAGTAACAAGTACTTGACCAGAATTAGTGCCAAGCACTGTATTTAAGTAACCTTCGGAAAGTACAGAAGTCCCTTTAAGTAGATTGCCAGCATATGCACCAATAAGTACATTTCCCAAATCAATCTGAATCGCCTTCCCAGCTTCACTTCCAATTAAAATATTCTCGTCTGCTGATGTTATAAAATACCCTGCTTCTGTGCCAATAGAAATGTTGTGATCCCCCTCCTGGAGACGACCAGCACTAACACCAATAGCTATATTATTTGTACCATCATCATTATTACCAGTACCTATACAAATATTCTGAGTTCCAGTACTAGTAAGTGCAATCTTGCCACTAAGCTCAATAGCAGCAACAGTTATAACACCATTAGATGCAGCTTCGAAACTACCAATAGTAACTGTAGACCCAAACTCAGCCACTTTAACACTATTTTTATATATATCAATAGAATCTTTATCAATAGCAATATGATCTGATAATTTTACCCCAATCCTTGTTACTTGATTACCTTCCGTAGAAGTTAATGGAGCACCATACCATGTTCCACCAACCTTGCCAAATAACTTAGCCCCTAAATTTGTCTGCCTTACTTGAATATCTCCATCACTGCCCTCTCTTGGGTTTGGAAAGGTGGCTTTCCCATATTCAATTTTTGGTCTTCTTGCTTGTCCCCAACTCATATTATTTTATTGGTCTCGCTCTGTATAGTATTGAAATATCATTTATCTCGAAATCTGTTGCAACTGTACTGCTTCCACTCGTTATATATAGTGACATACTTTGCCAAGGAGTTGTTGTTCCAGCAGCTTCATCGGCACTATCGGGCACAAGTATTGCTATTTCATTGTCAGTAGTACCAGAATCATCAGCCCAATTTGTTGCAGTAAATCCGAGATCGGTTGCTGATCCATTGACTCTCCATGTAGCAGTTAAATTGCTTGCATTACCTTTATATGTAATATAAACTTTAAACAACTTCTTTGTCTGCGAAGGTAATCCAAAATCTAAATCTTTTGTTTGGAATATTACTTTTTGTGCATTATTGGTTTGGCTGTAATTATATAAATTCTGGTTATCATCACGAAGTATGCTTAAATGTCCCCCTGAAGTTATAATAAAGTTTGTATGACGTGTAGCATTTGTATTTGTAATCATCTCATTTCCCTCTGTCCAAGACTGTGTCACCATGCTATATACAAAAGCACCTGTACTCGTAGAATTATCATTAATATCCTTTAATACAACTATGCTTTGTGAACGTGGATCATAACCAACACAAGGAACGCCAGCATTATCAGCACCTATTGAAGAGCCTTCAACCCCACCTGTATTACCAGCAGTATTCGGCAAATCCCAATTTGTAAAACCAAATTTACCATCAGTAAGTGAAGTTACTCTTTGCCCATCATAAATATAACATCCATTTTTATTAGCAAATATAACTCCAAATGAAGTTGTAAATACCTGACAAGGATTAGAAACACCACAATCTCTAAATGATGCTTGTGCATAAAACTGTGCTGGATTTGAGACATTTATAACATACATGCCATTTTGTTTAAATTGTAATATAGTATCTCTATATGCTGCAAGAGCTGTTATTGGACTACCATCAGAAGAAGGAGAATCAAATCTATTATACTGAGGAAATACCCCAGGTTTTCCTGGCATTGAAAACATCATTGAGTCAGACATATGTTTTCCATCAAACTGAACATTACCAATAAATACAATCCCACCACTACCAACAACCGCAGTTTTATATCTTACATCTTTCGCTACTGGGCCAGTAGCATTATCAGCATTAATATCAGGAGATTCTCCATATACTTCATTTGCATAATATCCATTTAATGAAGCATATGTATATACTTCTGGAGGGGCTTCAAATACAATATCTGATCCTAAAGAATAATTATTAGAACTTTCAGTCCAAGGAGAAAATGTAGAATCAAGAGCACCCTTAACACCATCTATTAAATTAAATTCTCCTAATAAAAATCTTTCTGTATCAGTAGTTTTTTTAAAGTATACTCTTCCGCCTTCAATTCTTTTATCACCACCAAGTTCTGTATTTGCTGTAGCGTGTGGATCGTGCATTAAATTAATATTAAATTCTAACGTATTATTGGAAAATTCTATACCATCTGAATTTGAATCAGCACCATCATCATCGCCAGCGGAAGTAAGACCAGTTTCAACTCCACCATCAAAAAGCCATGAAACATAAAAATAATATGTCCCATTCCAAAGTCCAGTTCCAGTAGGAGTGCATTCTACTATCATAGAGCCATCAACAGACGAAGTCTCAGCAGCCTCTTTAACTTTTACATCACCAGCAGCCATACCGCTAGCAGCAGCATCATCATATGTAGGAGAATCAATTAATGGCTTTCCTTCTTTCCACCCACTAACTGTTTGACTAGAGCCAGCATCTTCTCTATATACATATATTTTTGCCTTACGAGAATCATTAGCAGCAGTATGGGTAAAATTTGCATCATTCACGTATACTCCATTCCCAGAAGCATAAAAAACATGTGCAGTATCATCATCGTCAGTTCCATTAAAATCTATAAAAGCTTGACCATCATCAGCAGGATCATGCACATCAATACGATCACCATCAGAATTAATAGTTAATACATATTCTCCAATATTAGCACCATCCCAATCAGCTGGAGCTGTAAATTGGAAAAGCCCATACCCAGGAGCACATCTATTTGGAGTACCAATGCCATGTGTTGATATATTATTATCAGTACCCTTTATATCTCCAAGCAACTTAATTCTTCCAACGCTTGAAACTGTTACATTCGTAGCTTTTTGACATTCAAAGTCAGCTATATCACGTGGAGAAGATTTTTGGTTAAGACCTCCATGAAACTGAGATAGTTGGTATAATTTCTTCTTTCCACCTGCTACTTGTGGCAATGGTTGAAAACCCCCAGGAATATTACTAACAGTACCTGTAAATGGAACAGAGCCTACATTAGATATAGATGGAAGAGATGGAAGTACTGTTGGTGGCATGCTTGGATTAACAATTGGCATGCTTGGTGCTCTGAAAAATTCATCCTTTGAATCTTCCAAAATATGCGAATGAAGGTCTTGTAAACTTACTGTATCCACAGGGAATCCAGTAATTTCTTCCTGCTCCTGAGCAAATTTAATTGCCCTATTGAGATCATTAAAGTTTGCCCTTCCACCAGAAGCATCAATGTCTGCTATGCCAGCCATCCACCTTTGCTTCATTTCTTCCTTTGATAAAGGCATTAAAGGCTCTCTATTACTTTTTTAACTTTCGCCCAAACTTCATCATCCTTCTTTGTCTTTGTTACTTTAACAGCAATATCCCCTACTTTAATAAGGATGCCTTTTAAGCCATGCTTTGCAACTGCTTTTGCTAGTAATGCTTTAAACATATTATTTACCTACTATTTTATATATTGATTTTTTAATTGATGTCCATATAAGATCATCCCACTCAGTTGGACTAAGTGCAACTACCTTATCTATAGCGAGAATACCAATAAGTACATATTCCCAATTTGCTGACAATACTTCTAACATTTATTTTTCTCCTTTTTTAAAAAGTTTTATTACGATGTCTTTTATTACATTAACTGCTGTCATTGTTTTTTTAGTTTCATCCTTTGATTCACGATTACTGTCTATAAGCTTCACAGTTATATCGTGTAAATTCTTTATATCTTCCTGTACATCTCTTGTCAAGAACCTTATTAAATACATTAGTGCATAGCCTAGACCAAGTGCTACGGAAACTGGAATCCCAATTGTTTCTATTATGCCTATTATGTCCAACTACACCTCCCATACAGTCATTTTAGCTCTTTATATATTTTAATTATCAAGTACAATAGTGTTGCAACTCCCACGCCTAAGCTTACAACTTCAGGCAACCAGCCACTAATAGAAAGCCACCATCCACTCATCCCTGCTCCTGTTGTTTTTAATGTGTCCACTATTCCGTCCATTATTTTTCCCACTTTTGTCTGTTAAATTTGCCAAATTGACGCATGCCTTTAGGCTTTACAGTCTCCATTTTCTTCAAAGCTTTTTGCACTTCCATCCAATCCTCAGCTCTCTTGGATAGTTTAGGAACTAAATTTGGAAATTTGGTTGCATATCCTCGCATAGTTGGATCACTAATCCTTGCAATTGCATCATTGAAATCTTTTGATAAAAAATATTTTTCTAATTCTTTTTTTGCAACATCTCTTGTAGGCTCTCCATATCCAACAGGAAACTTTGACTTTGATTTAGCTCTTCCAAGTAAATTTTTTAATGTAGCCATTATTCCTTGTTTAGATATAAGTGGTGACAATGCTAGGTCAGGAGCATAGCCCATATCAACACCTGATTCTGGCCCAAATAAAAATGAATTTAACCAACTTTGAGTTTCTTCCTTCATGTCATCAGCATCTTTAGACTTTTCTCCAAATATTTCTAGTATTGTTTTTGGTATTTTACTTTCTGCTTTGATAGCTTTATCTTCCAATAAATAAGATGCTTTCAATTCTTTTGGAGTAAACTCTCCTTGCTTTAACTTATTTGCTGTGTCTTGATAGACATTCATTTTCTCAACTTCTTTGACTAAATCTAATATATTTGCCATAATATTATCCTGTAATTAATTCGCCCCACAATGAGGTCTTACCATTTATTATTTGTATTACATGCACAGTAAAAAAACCTTTATCATAAAAGTCAACGATTGCAAATGCATGAGACCAATTGTGCATCCTATATTGTAAAAATTCATTCTTCTCTGCCTTCATGTCCTTC